TATTAGTACCACTATTAGTAACGTTACCAAAAGTAATAACTAATGAAGAATCAAAGAACATAGTGTCACCACCCTTATTTTTCATTTTAGGTTGTTCCATTGGTGTTGATGGTTTTGCTACCCATATTTTGTTAACAGCAACTAACGTATTAGTATAAGGCATATTTTCCTTTCTTGATAATATAACCTGCTGATTAATAAAATTACCAAATTGTTGAGACATAGCACCAGCATTCCATTCGTTATTGTTTTTATTAGATTCAACTGATAAACGACAAGGAATACTACCTACTGAGTCCCAGAAGAAACATAGGTTATAAGGCAAATTACCCGTTTTTTGTTCATGTAACAAATCAGCAATAAACGCAGCTACATCTTCAATAGTATTTAAAGCTCCTCTATCCGTATAGATAAAGAATCCTTTATAATCTACTACCTCACCTGTAGATTCATCCACAACTTCCTGTACTTCAAATCCCATTTGTTTAGCGTGTTCCCAAGACCATTTCATCTCAGTCACAATGAAAACAGGCAATACACCCATTTTTTGTGCTACAACAGCTGCTTCTAACATTGCTGTTGTTTTACCTGTATCCGAGTGACCACGTAACAAAGTTATGTGGCCCATCGGAATCCCAGGAATAGACAATGTATCTTGAAAAGCATTGGATAATGGTATCCATGTTTGAGGTTTAAACTTAACGGGTTGAGCTAAGTACTTACTCTGTTTGAATTTTTCCAAATCAAACGTACCCTTAAGTTTGCTCGATATTGCAGAGCTAATACCTTCTTCTTTTTTAGATTTTGCCATATATATTATTCTTCGTCTTTAAATAAATCGTCGAATTCTTCTTCATCGAAATCTTTTTTCTTCTTAACATTTAACTGTAAACCAGTTGTTTGTTTAGAAGGTGCTGGTGCTACTGTTTCTTCTTCGTCACTAGCATCACTATCTTCAGGATTTAACCATTCTTGAAGTGATTTTTTCATTTCGTCGAATTCGTACTTTTTATATAACGACATAACATCAGGCTGTTCAGCTAACCAAGTTTTAATTTGGCCGTTGTCATCACTCAATGCTGAGGTTTTTGTACGTACACGAATAGATGATTTGTTAAACTTAGTACCTGTAACTTCAGGTCCAACTGTATCAACGATAAAGTCACGACCATCCATAACATCAGTATAGTCTCCGATATCTTCATCTTCAGCCATACTTAACAAATCAAGATACATTTCTTTACCAAATTCCCAAAGGCGAACACCTTTGTCTTCTTCATTACGCACAATAACAGGTGCAAAAATACGAAGTTTTGGTTCTAATTTTTTGGCCAATGACCAGTTTGCCTTATCACTTGTTTTACGCAATTGAGCTGCGAATTCAACGATAGGGTCTTTTTCACCGAAGTTAGTTAAAGCAATCATCATTCTGTTCCCGATGTTATAGTGAATATACACCTCACGGAACGGATTAGCTTTATCAAACTTAGACGGTACAATACGAATCGTAGCTTTACCTACGGTCGGACGCCAGAAATTTTTAGCACGCTCTTCTTTGTTGTTAGAGCCGCCTTTCGTCTTCTGAAGCGAATTGAGACGCGATTTGATTGTTTTTAAATCCATATAACTTATTTTATGTTTTACTAAATGTAAGAAGGAAACTTACGGTTTCCAAAGATATCCTAAGACTTCGTTATAAAATTCTTTAGCATGTTTATTCACATCAGCATACCAATAATTATTTCGAAAATGGTCTGTTAATTCCATTCCATTAACATCGGTAATTACTGTTTTCCACCCTGCTGCTTCGAACAATTCATAAATTTTTAAAATGCGATTAGATATCTGTTCATCACCATTGATGTGAAATTCAAGTGCTATTTTATTAGCATTTTGAAGTAAATATAACTGTACTGTTTTATCTTCTAAAATATCGTATTCATAACCCTCAATATCAATCTTCCAAAAATTAAATTTGTGGTGATTGTTTATCAACAAATTGATTATTGTTTCTGATGTTGCATAGTCAGCATTGATGTTTGCTTTACTTTTAGGGTACCATAGCAAATTTCGTTCTAATGTTTTATAGTAAGTAATTTCGGGTTCAAAACAATAAACATATTGTACTCCCTGTCCTAATGCTCTCATAGCAAAAGTTCCGATGTGACTACCTAAATCTAAAACAACATCTGTTTCTTCAATTGGAAAATATTTTTCATAAATTTTATCATAAAATATTTCCTTAACAGGAATACTATGATGTAAAGGTAAAGAACAATGAGATGTATCCACTGGATAATAAAGACTAAAGTTTATGTCTTTATAAATTTCAAAACCTAATTCCATAAAATTAATTTAAATTTACTATCTGGTGTATTTTAGTGTCTAATCGTTTAAAATCATCGCCACGAGTAAGTAATATACAATTGCGATAATCATTCCAATTAATAACGTAGCTACTATCCATGATTCCACCATTCAATGATTTAATCAGGGCATTCAAAGCATTAATTGTATATAATGTATTGCTTTCTTTCTTTCTATGTAATAATATAGTACCAGGGAGAATGTCGTTCGTAACATTGAACGAGTCTACATTATACGTACACACATACTCCTCAGTTGATGGGACATGAAGAACAAATATCTTATTAAATAAAATTTGATACTTGCGTTTAACGTCTTCAAGAACTAATGGGAGATTTTCTTGTGTAGTAAAGGTACAAAATAACTTATTTGCCAAATCTTCAAAATTTAGTCTATTATCCATAAATATTGCAATTAGTTTAAAACCCCATAATTATCACCTGTTTTCATCTTAGTGGGGAATCCAAGATTTTCAAGCATGTTTTTAATATCCGTTAATAATTTTTTACCATCCTTACGAGACACGTCCAGTAGAAATGAATCGTAAGTATATAATACTATTTTTGTTTGTTTATCTTTTAAATAATCAAACACTGTTTTCAATGTCTGAACATTATAATATGTTTCGTATGATTGAATAATATAACTGAGTATTTTATTTTTGTTGGGATTCTCGATTCGCGAAGCAGGAATTTTAGTCATTACCAAATCCAAAACACCATCACTAGTGAATTCATTCCATTTATGATTTAGATATTCATCTAATTTAGCAAAAAATGGTTCATGGATATGTTCTTTCCTAATTCCACCATACAAATTTTGAAACATTACCTCTTTAGGTATTTCATCATATGGATTAGTTTTCCACTCATATCCAATAATTTTTGCGATAATACGTGGGTGATAAGCGCTATAATCGAATTCAACGAAATAGTCATTTGTTGGTGTAAACGTCTCGCGAGCGCCGTTATCCTTGTTTAAAGCGCTGAAATTGATATTGTTAAACGCATTTGTTGGGCGGGTGGTTTGGTTATATAAATTAAAATAACCATGTATTTTTCCATCATTTACTGAGTAAGTAGCCCAATTAAATTCAAAATATTTTCTAAGTAATTTTTCATCAAAACCAATACCTTGTTTTTCTATATTATAAAATACATCAGTATAATCATTATTTAAATATTCGTTTGGCATTAAACCTAAACACCAAGATATATTATTAAATATTGCTTCCTGTTTTTCATAGTGTTTAGAAATAGGAATAATACTGTTAATATTTTTTAAATGGAAAAATTTGTTATAAAAATAGTCATGTAATGTAGTATTGAATGCTTCTTCTTTAAGGGCATCAGGTAACATAAAATTAACGTCTATAATAGGTAATTCATCACCTATAAGGTATTTAGTTGCCTTCTTATCTAACGTATATATACGTTCATGTTTTTTAGTAAGATAATCTAGTACTGATTGTAGTGGTAATTTAAATGCCTCACTATGATTAATAGTAAATAAATAACCCTTAGATGTAGGACATTTATAGTATATCAAGCATGTTTCACTCAGCTTAGGATGAAAATTATCATTAAGCGGAACAATGTTAATAAAGCAGTTTGTGCAATCAGTATGTAGTCGACTGAGTTGATCTTCAGTCTCAATAATATAAAACATAACCTTTGTTTCTGTAAATATAAGACTATAATCTTAAACCTCCAAAACTCGCTATATTTTGAGTTCGAAGTTCTTTTAATGTCTTATCTAATAGCAATGAAATAGAACCGGCCACTGTAGTGTTTGATGGTTTTAAAAATACATTTTTAGATTGAGCGGATGTAGCACCATCAAGAATATCACCATTTCCTCTAACATGATAGTAACCAACATATTCTTTATCATTGTATTTGAATACTAATTCGTTACCACTTGTATATTGTCCAGAAATAACTTCTAGAGATTCTAAAACAGCGAATTGAGTAGGATTCGAAAAGAATTTTTCAATACTAGGGAAAGTTTTAGCTTTTGTGGCTAATATTCTTTCATTAGTATTAATTATACCAGCACGAGGAAACTCTTTATTTTCCCTGTTATCAAGTAAGGGACCAGTAATCTGCCAAAATATAGATGTTACAGACCACATTAAATAATTGTAAATACCGCTTTGATATAGTAAATCATTATAAGTAGTTCTATCAATCTCTATGAATATGGAATTAGGAGAATTTCTTCTTTTAGCTACATAACGAGTAAAATATCCTCTATTATAGTCTTGAGGAGTTGGTTTTGGAAAGAATGGTTGAGGTTCTTTCAAAGTACCTATTACTGAATTAGAAGAGCCTGCTCTTGATTTTGATAATGATGAATATATTTCGTTATTTAATTCTACGGGAATTTGAGGGTTAGATCCTATATTACTTATAGGTTCTAATGATTCAGAAGGTCCCTCCATAGGGTTTTTTCCCGTTTTATATTTTCCATCATAAGTTTCATAGTAATATCCTACATATGGTTCTTTACTGTCTGCATTAACAAACTTATCCCCATTTGTGTATTTATTATCTACTACTCTATTTTTTGGAAAATACTTAGCCATTATCCTAGATATTGTTCTATTTGTGATTTATAAGCTTTTAATATAGAAGTAGGTATATCGTAGTGTCCTATTGTTGTTTTTGTTATTGCTACTTTACCAGTACCTGCATCTACTAAGTTTTTAATAGGTCCGTATAGTTGTCCTTTAGAATCAACTCCTCCATAATAAGCAGCACCACCCCAAACAGCAGTGTTGTAATACAAATATTGAGCTGTACCACCTCTATTTTTAATAGCATTAACTGCTTTTACTAAATTACCTGAAGGAACAGGATCCATCATTATAAAGTTTTTAAGTTCTCTTCCACTACTCTGTAAAGCGGATAATACACTAGCTGTATTGTTTCCACTTCCTGAATAAATACCTATATTTAATGATTTTACAGTTAAGCCTGCTTTAGTTAATAATTCTTGATATTCTTTTTTAACACTTGAATAAGAAGTAGTCCATGTTGTTGGAAATACTAAAACATATTTATCAAACCAATCAGGAGCTGCCGCTGTAACTTTTTGTGGCATATAATCTCTACCTACTTTTCCTCCAACGTTAATACCAGGATAAAATATAAACACATCAACTGCTTTATTAGTTGTTTTTGGTAAAAAGGTATAAGTATTTGTTGTAGTATTTTTACCTGAATTTGGTACTTGTATTCTATCTGTATTAGCAGCCTCATTTGCTTGTACTGTAGGATCTGTTGTTTGTCTT